CCCTTAGTGGCGAAACTATGAACCCTCGCGTACCCCCACGCTTGTGGAGAGGCTCCCGGACGATGCCCGGTTCTCCACGCAGCGAGACCCCTGTTGTAGATGGTCTTCACAGTCTTCAGAGGAATCTTAGTAGCCTTAGCAATTTCAGGGAGGGATTTGGCTCCCGGATACATCTTCCTAAACTTTTGGGTGTAGGAGGAAGTCTTAGTTTTTTGTCCCTTGTCCGTCTTGAATCCTTTATAGTCTCGCTTGAGCATCTTCTTATAACGCGTCTCAACTTCCCCGAGAGTTGTAAGCCCCCTGAAATATTTGAGTGGTGCATATATCTTACCCTCCTGTTTACGTAGGTATTCGACCTTTTTGGTGATGGCTGCATCGCTGAGAGGCATCTTATATTCACCTGATATAATTTTTGATTCGTCGTATGGCGAATATTAATAACAAAAATAAGATGATACTCACATAGTCAAATGTCATTTTGAGACGGTCGAAACCGGGCTGTACTTGTGTATCCATCTTTAAGGGTTTAAATAGCATATCGGCTATGAAAGATACATAACCCCAGCCCTCACGCTTGTTGTCGGTTTCTTCTAACAGCTGATAGGCCAATGGGTATGTATATGTATACTTGGACCATACTCTATTCATCTCGAAATCTGTATGACCCATCATAAACTCACGTGTCATTGCATTTTCCATGTATGTCCTGTTATAAATTACAGCGTGTGCACATGTGGTATATAATAAACGCTGGTTCTTATTGTGAAGGATAATGTCAAGTGGTGACGTTAATGATAGAGTTGTACCCAAGTTGTATATTTGTGGGTCACGTTTTTTTAAGAATGTACGTAAATCATTCACGACGACAGGATCCTTGATACGTTCGTCAAATTGACAGTCGTCTTCAAGCACTATAATTCTCGAATACCCCTGTTCGAGTGCGTGTTTAAAAACATTCTTCAACGCATCTACGAGGTCGTAATTTGGTTTATTGACTCTCAGGTTCTTTTCGCATTTTTTATATCCCTTATTATATTGTATTACAACCTGGTTAGTAACTTGAGCCTTTTCAACCTGTTGTATAATCTGTTCCTCCCTTTTCGAATTTTCCATAAGAAGAATGTAGGTACAGTCTATAACCCCGTCATAATTCCCCTTGTCGATTGTATACGATTTCGTATAGTAGCAATCGCTCATATCATATCTATAGAAAATTTTTAGACCATACTTCCCATCTATTTAAATACAAGCAAGCGATACATAAGGCTAGAATCTTAGGATCTTTTCTATATACATACGCCACGTAGAGAAAGCTCCCTGTCATCATGGCGTGCTGAAATCTTTTTTGTGTATATATGGGAACGCCCAAATTATCGCGTATAGCATTGTACACGAACGTATCATCGTTTCCATTTTTATCTTCGGAAACCTTATTTTCGAGAACGGATAAGATACATTTGTTATCAAAAATAATCCAATGTAGACTCACGAGTGCGCAAGCGAGTGGATACATATAATACAGTTTCCTCGGTAACACGAATAAACCGAATGTTTGAAATCCAATGATCCACGCCGCGTGAACGACGATCAAAATAAATAACAGTGTATTCATATACAGTAAATGAAGATTATTATTGACAGGAAAGTCGAGAGTGTATGTACAGTAGAAACTATTGACGACTGGAAAAATACTGTCGAAAAGATTAAATCCCGTGTCGTGCTGTTCATCGATACGAATATTAAGCGATTATATGGACTTCCAAAAATTAATGGGGTTGTGTTTGAGGTCGAAGCCAAAGATGAATATAAGAACCTCGCATATTATTCAAAATTCGTCGATGAGATGGGGAAAAATAAAATGGATACACACACAGTTGTCGTATCTATCGGTGGTGGCTCCGTGAGTAATCTGGCTGGGTTTATCGCTGGTACGTACAAGAGGGGTGTGGAATTTATAAGTTTTCCGACAACATTGCTCGCCATGACAGATGCGTGTATATCTTATAAACAGGCACTAAACACGGAACATGGAAAAAATCAAATCGGGTGCTATAAAGTACCGTCAAATATTTACATTTACTACGACTTTTTGAAAACGTTAGATGAACGGTTTATATGGGACGGATACGCAGAAATTATTAAACATGCGGTATGTGAAAATTTTACACTCTCGAACGATGACATGTTTTCTAACGTGATGAAAACAATACAAGCTAAAATCGAACACGTCCGAAGTGATCCATGGGAACAACACCCGATCTTGATGTATGGTCATCAGTATGGACATGCGTTAGAATATGTATCAAGAGATAAGTATTACCACGGAGAAGCTGTCAATGTAGGAATGATCGGTGCTTCTCATATTGGACACGTTTTAGGTGTTCACGACGATACAATGATCAAGCTACACAAAGAATATTCAGACACGTTTCATCTACCCAAAATGTTTTCTTGTGAGGATATATTCACTTTGAATGAAATGTTCGAGTTCATGTATAACGATAAGAGTGTAAAGAATAACCAGATCCACTTTTCATTTGGTGAAAATATGGTAGATGATACAGTCGGAATTGAAACTGATGCGTTGTGTTATGGTTTGAATAAAACATGCATAGACCGGATGATATTTCCAGATAAGTCTGAAATGTCTAAAATCGCTTATGGAACATGTGGTGTAAGTGAAAATGACGTGTATAACGCGATTAAATCTGGATATAGAACTATAGACTGCGCGCATTTTTATGGGAATGAACTCGCGATCGGTAAGGAAATTAAACGGTGTATCGACGAGGGTATATGTACGAGAGATGACTTGTATATTATTGGAAAGTTGTGGAATGATCAACATGACGATGTCGAGAAATCCTGTCAAACGAGTATAGATAATCTTCAGGTCGATTATCTAGACATGTACCTCGTACACTGGCCAGTCGTGTATAAGGATGGAAACCGTTACGACGCAGACGTACTTAACGTGTTTACAAAAATGAAGGAAATAGAGGGAACTTTATGCAGAAACGTGGGTGTTTCGAATTTCAAAATCGAGCATCTCGAAAAAATAAAACATCTAAAACCGGCTATGAACCAGATTGAATTACATCCACACTTTCAACAAAAGGAGTTACGCGAATATTGTGATAAAAATATGATTAACGTCATGGCGTATAGTCCAATGTGTAAAGAGGCCCTGACCGATCACCACATTACCACGATCGCAAAAGAAAGAAAATGTACACCGAGTACAGTTGTTTTGAGCTGGGTTTTAAATACAGGTGCGGCAGTCGCTGTTAAATCCGTCAATCATATGAATGAAAATCTATCTTCAAATTTCACACTGTCGATACGAGAGTTTGACGCGATTGAAGATAAAAATATCCGTGTAATTCAGGAACGATGAACAAAGTTTTAATCTTATGTATATTGGGTTTCATTTTTTACATGTTAGACAAGTATCATTATCCATGTAAAAAGGAAGTACCCTTAGAGCATAACGTGTTACACTATCTTCACAATATCACGACCGTTTTTATTTATCTCGGTCCATTTATTTTCAATGATGTGCGTATTTTGTACATTCTTCTATTCAGTGCGATCGGATTACTTTTACAGGGAATATTCAACCCCAACAAGGAACAAGGTTGTTTTCTCATGCCCATCTATAATAAAGAATGTGGATTAGATGAGAACCGGCAGCTATACGACATTTTTTCAGTCTTTCAGATTAAACAGAGGTTATCGATAGACGATTATAACATTGCTTATTACATCGTACATACATTATTAGCTTTGTACACAATATCGAAATTAAAATAATGTCTAATACATATATGGATATAGGTGTCAAGGCAACACTGTTTTGTGGAAGTATAGCGGTATTCGGCGTCGTTGATTTTATACACGAATTTGATCGTTTAAAAAAACTTAAGAAGGAACAAGACGATCAATAATACGAGAACTACGAACAATAGTACGTCTGTCACCATGAAAGATCGGGATGGTTTACGTGTTCCAAAATTATCATGACAAAATCGTCGACCTACTTCAACAGCAGCTTCAATGCTAGAATACGGTGTATGTCTATAAGACATCATACCGCACATGGCGACCGTCTTTGATTTTCCGAAAAATGGAATGTGGCCTTTAGGGTTTAGGACCCCAGAGGATTGGTCGAAGACCCATTCAGTTCCGTTCCATTCCGCGCCCCACCCAATTCGTACATTCATGGGTTTGACGGTATCGAGTTGTTCGATAACTTTTGATACGAGTGTATCTTCATCCATTTTCAGAATATCTTCGGTTAAATCACATATAACACACGAAATTGTCTTTTTATCTGAAAGAACGACGGGTTGAATGTGTAGGTCGGTGTCTATTATATACTGTAAGTCATTCATGATTGAAATTTCCTCATCGTATTCTAATATGACGTTAATCGCACCGTACGTACTCGGACTTATCCTATCCACTGCGTCATCTCCCCAGTTATCCTTCACGAACTTTATCGCCGGGCTATTATCGAGGCATAGTACAAGTAATCCATCTTCGATAATTTCACCATTTTCAAATTGTGCTGTAAATCCATCATCGCGATATATGACGTCCTTCAGTTCGGTTCCAAATTTAAACTGAACACCTTTCTCGATCAGGGCTTCCTGCATCGCGTCACCCATGACTTTACCCGAAACCTTTTGTGTGTAGGCTTTGGAAAGGCCGACGTGGTTGAAACTTTTGACAAATTCATAGGCTGTCATGACATCCCACGCCACTCCATCTATCACAAGTGTTACAGCTTCCATTAATTTTCGACCATTTTCGGATAACGGTCCGATCGCATCTTTGAGTGACACTTTCTTATATTTCCAAGGCATAGCGAGTACTTTAAAAGCAAGTGCCGCGAGTGCCATGTAATCCACTCCCGAAAGATACTTACTAATAACAGGCCCACTCGAAGATTCGGATTTTTGGAATATATCGTCCCATTTAATCCCCATTTCTTTGAATAAATTGTTCGTGTTGATGAATGCACGATCAAATACAATTCTATGTGCGTGTAGATCCCGTGATTCGGTAGAGGGTTCCCACCA